TCCTTTGTCGACTCACTCTGTGCCGCGGCTAGTACATTAGTGGAGTTGTACTTATTCAGTCACCGTAACTTAGCAAATTTGTCACATCGCTTGCTTGATGCTTCTGTCATTAATGTAGACCAGAAGAAATCTACTTCCTCAACTAGCTTTTAATGTCTTTCAAAGGCTTTTGGACACAAGTACTACTAGGTCAGCTAATAGTACCCAACAACCACAAAAGTACTCAATTAATTACTAACCAAAATACTAAAATGGTGAACACTTTTACTCTTGAAAAGTTCGTAAGTCAGATTCTTAGATTTAACGTCATAGTAATCTTGTCGGACGGTAGAGACCCTTAACCCTACAGGGCGACATAAGTTTAACGCCAATTCTCGTTACTGGGCTTTATTCCATAAGATAAAAAAGTAACTTGCGTTACCTTGTGGTGGAGCTGGGGAGTACTGCCCTCCCGTCCGTTAAGACTCTCCATTTTATTTTCTACGAGTTTAGTTTGTTACTTTCTCTAATTCTTCTTGCCGCGGCAACAAACAACCTAAGCAATATGTCAACTTCTTTAATTTTAACTTATTCCGAAGTACTAATAAGCCAAGTTAGTTTTTAAATTCTAATTACTTACCGATAGAAACTAACAAAATTAATATAAGTAATTACCGCAATTAAGCTGCGTAGCTATAAGAATAAACGTTGTCGTTTAATTTTAAAGGTTTTGGTTATAAAGTTACCAACTACTCGCTTATAAAATTTCAATTCCTACGTCGATTTCTAATTCAACCCCATATAAATCGGTTTTATGTTCAACTCTGAATGGGCAAGAGTTATAACTGCGAACTAAGTACCGAAAACTTATGTCCCAAACTATCCAAGAATTTTTATTGAGTACTTGGCTACCCAAGTTGCCTTTCACAACAGTTATTTCCTTTGGTAAAACACACTATTTATATATTAAAAATATAATAAAGAGGGGAAAACTTTATTATATTTATTAACTTAGAAAATAACTCGATAATTCTTAACTATTTTATTAGAACGTGCGTCCCAATCATATCGAATAGTAACCTTGCCGCTATGTGCTTTCGCAAACATAACCGCTTTCTTCTCATCTACAAATTCCTTAATAAAATTCATAAGAGCCTCCTTAAGGTTTTTAAAAAATTATCTTTTCTCATTTACTATAATAATTATATCATAAATTTTTAGAAATTTCAAATATTCAAATCTAATCTTCCGCATTACCTTTCATTGCGAAAAAAACTCTTTCACCATCATATCTATAACTAAAGGCTTCTTCGTAATCTCCAATTATCTCAATGGGTAAATGACCCATTTTATGAGAGAAAATATCATTAACTGGGTCGTACTTACAAAAGTGAAAATCTCCATAGCCAGCGGCATAAATAATTCCATATTCATCTTCCTTTAAATCAGAAAGAGAATTAATCTGTCGCAACCCCTTAAAAGTATTAAGAAGATTATTAATAACTAACTTATAACCAATTTTTCCAGTAAAATCCGCATCGCAAAATATATCTTCAAAATCTCTTTCGTTGCCGCCGCAGGCAACTATTCTATTCCAAAGCTCATTGGTATATTCTGTAATTTCCTTTTTCGTATAATAATCCTCTGGCTCGGAGATTATATTGCCTTCATCATCATACTCGCTTTCACTTTCATACACATCATCAAAGAAAAATTGACAAGCAAGCGGCACCATCCAACAATAAGAATTGAAAGCATATGCCATACAATTGTATAAATATTCTGGAGTATTATTACTATTACGCTGTCTACGAATATTCAAGGGGTCAGAAATTCTGGAGAAAAATTCTCCATTAGAATTTTTTATTGAAGCAAGTGTAGATACTGGCATTATAAATTCTCCTTTCACTATTACCAAGAAATTATCATCATTTTATTAGAGTAAATGCTAATTCTATCTTCTTTTACTTTAAAACCAAGAGCTTCTAATTTTTGAAGATTATTCTTAATTACAGCCATTTCTTGTTCAGTATAAAAGTAAGATAAAGAGCCACCCTCTTTAGAAGAACGCTTTATTTCTTTTAAAATAGATTTGAAAATACGTTTTTCTTCCTTTGCAAGTGCCTTTTCTCTTCGTTTAGCACAAGATTTTGCATTAAACATTTTTAATTCCTTTCTTATTTTCTATAATTATTATACCATAATTTTTAAGAAATTTCAATTATTCATTTCTATTATAACATCATAAAGTTCGGTAAAATCACTTATTGTGTAGATTGTTGTGTCTTTTGTTTTCTTATCTTTAATAGAAATCTGAAAATTATTAAAATCCCAGCCGCAATCGCTTGTAAAATAGCTAATTAAGTGGTTCTTATCTTCCATTAGCATTTCCAAAAATTCAATTGCTTCGGAATAATAATCGTTTTCAAAAACCCAATCTGGCGTTGAACCCAAAAGATTATACCAATTATCATAGAATTTATCATTATTAAGATATTTCTTATGTAATCTTGTCATTATTAAAACAAATTTTTCTTTACTAAGCATTTTTATAAACTCCTTTAAATTTTTATCATATAAGTACAAGTATTATTTGGACAACTATCGCCGCCTTCCCAAAAAGGGCAAATATTACTTATAATAGGCTTATTAAAATAAGGACACCAAATTTTTGTTCCGTCTTGCCACGGCAACAAAATAATTTCTTTCATTATTATTCTCTTAAACATCAAAAGCTTCGTAGCAAATTGGACAAATACAATGTTCAGTTTCTTCATCTACTTCAAAAAAAGGATAATCTGTACTATAGACTATCTCTTGACAGAAAGGACAACAAAAACAATCTTCATCTTCATTATTATTATATTTAATTAAATAATCCTCTTCAAGTCCAGCCTCACAAATACCACAGATAAAATCACTAAAATCTATTTTCATTAATTTTTCCTCCTTTTTATTTACTATAATAATTATATCATAATTTTTAAGACTTTTCAAATATTAAATAAAACTGTGTCGCCCTAGCAAACTTTCCTTTAACCTTTACTAAGGCGGCACAACATATTAATCTGAAATTTTTTTAACAATTTTATCTCTAGTGATAGAACCCCATTTATACATTTGATTACCATTACAGCTAAAACTATCTCCAATTTGATAATCAAAGTCTTCCATATCTTCATCCCATTTTAATCTAACAATTTGACTATCATCTCTTAGTAAAATAATTTCATTATCTGCTTTTACAATATAAGTTGTATCTTCATAAACGTAGGATTGATTATCAACATATCCAATTACAGTATAACTATGAACTGTTACTGCGGAAGTTATATAAAAAATTCCAATTCCCAGTAAAAATAAATTAGATGACCACCAAAATATATTATCTGAAAATTCTCTATCTCTTATTCCTATAATCAATAAGCAAATTAAAAATATTACTGTAAAGCTAACTATTATTATTCCATATACTAGCATAAATCTCCTCCAATTACCAAGAAGCACAAAATACTATTCTAGCCGTACTCCAATCGTATTCTTCTATTTCCACATCATCGTTTTTATCATACCATTTAGCATATTCTGGAGTATAATTAAATTCCTTTTGCCAACGATAGAAATTAATTAGACTATTAATCTCATTTGAAATTATTATAGGATAGTCATATTCATCCCAAATCGAATCATAATAAAATTCTTCTTCATCATCATCTTCATTCTCGTTAAAAGAGCTAATTAAAGATTTTCGTGCCGCCGTCTCTTCTTCGATTAAAGCTTTCAATAGAGTTAAAGTTATATTACTATTACTAAGTGGATATTCAAACCAACTATTTGACTCGTTCTTTACACCTTCAAGAGTTAAGATATCTTCTAGCTTATGTGTTATAGAATAACACTTTCTAAAATAAATAATTGAAAAAGAGTTAAATTCTTTAGAACCTTTTCTTTTAACTTCTAAGTCAAGATAAGTATCGAGTCCCATTAACAGTTCCTCCCATCAAATTCTTCATGTAATCTCTGTAAGCTTTTTCTTGTAGTTTCAATTTGCATATCTAATTCGTGAATAAAATTCCATTTATCTTCTGTGGTATTATAATACCAAATGCCTACTCCATCAATACTATTTCTATCCCAAAGATTTTCGTTACAATAGTCAACTAACATTCGATATGCTGAAGGCGTTCTTATTATAACAACTAAAGCACTTTCAAACTTAATTAAGGTATCATAATCTTCAACTACAACTCTATCTAAATTATCAAGGTCAAAATAGAAACCATCTGAGCCAAGTGCATAATCAAACGTGCCACAATAAAAAATAAGTCCAAAACCATCATACTTAGTTTTTTCATAAGTCTTACATTCAAGTTCACTATCGAAAATTGTTCCATCATAAGCTTTATAACATATTTTCATTTTAAGTCCTCCTTATTTTCTTCCTCATTTTCTGCCGCCGCACGACACATTATATACAAAATTAAAGCACTTAAGATTAAAAGACCAATAAGAATTATTTTTATTATCATTTTCTTTTTTTAATTCCTTTCTTATTTTCTATAATAATTATATCATAATTTTAAAGAAATTTCAAATGATTCATTACCTTGTGCCGCCTTAGCAAACTTTTTAAGACCTTAAGTTCAACAATTCTTTACTAAGGCGGCACAACGTAAATAAAAAGAGGTTAAAGAATTATCTTTAACCTCCCTATTCTTAATCTTCTATTGCAGCTTCTCTAATTTCATTCTCTATGTCACAGATTTTCTTTCTTATATCAGCATTTGCCAAAGTAAAATCTACCGTTACATTAAAAACTTCTTTTTCCATTAGTCTAATATAATTCTTATAAGTCTTATAAGCCAATCTCATAGCCTTCTTACGAGCAATTTCCTTTGCCATTTCAATATCGCTCTCATCAGAAGACTTTCTAATTGCAACTCCCTTAAAAGTTTTAGGCATATCAAACCTTTTTAGATTTTCATTTCTATACTGATAAAAAATGTATGTGTAAAGATTCTGAAATCTTCTAATTCTATCATCTACCATTACTGGCGTTGCATAACAAACTACAACATTATCATTTACTACCTTATATTCAATATTAAACTTCATCTTAAAAGCCATTTTTAACCCTTCCTTTCCTTCTTAAAGATACTTTTTACCATTATTTAGTTATAAAATCTATAAAATCTGACCAATCAAAGCCAGTTTCACAAGTCTTATTTTCCTTTTCCAAGTTAAGCTTTGAAGTTAGAAAATCTTCCAAACTATCTTCTTTCTTATAATAATTCAGCTTAGGCTTCTTTGTAGAAGAGAAATTTAGTATAAGTGTATACTCATTACCCCAACCTTTCTTTTTACTTTCATTATTATATAAAGAAATTGCTTCATTAAGTTCCTTATAAAGCTCCGCAATGCCAGCTTCTCTTGCCTTTCTATCTCTTTCATCAGTCTGTTTTGCTTTTTCTATCTTATCATCTTCTTCTTTCTTCTCACAAGCCTGCGCACACTTATACATATCATTAAGCGAAGTATATGACTTACCACAAATTGGACACTTATAAACTCTATTTTCCATTATTACTTCCTCCTTATATTAGCTAAAAAGCCATTTTACATATCCAACATACTGTTTATCAATAAGATTAACATTACCGCATCTTTCAGTAACAATAGTCTCCTGAACAGTTCCATCTTCGAGTGTTTTCTTTTTCTTCTTTTCTACTTCATTCTCACAAACGAAAATATTAGTATCTGGAATATAGGTCATTTGTCCGCCGCATTCCTTACACTTAGCAAACTTTTCTCTCTTTGTTTTCTTCTTATCATTACTATTCTTGTTCTGCCGCCTTGCCGTTCTTTTACGTTGCAAGCCAGTTAGAGAAGATAGTTCCAACCAATCTCCCCATTTTACTATTCTTTCTTGTCTACCCGTCTTACTCATTGACAATCGCTCCTTATTATATTAAAAATCATATTCTCTTGAATACTCGTTATCTCTTTGCTTTTTTCTTTTATAATTCTAATTTTGTTTTCTTTCTTCATTAGGTTTACGTCTTTCCTTCTTCTTTTCTTTCTTCTTTTCTCTTCGTTCTTTAACAAAGTTCTTTTCTGCGTCGCTTGAATTACGACTATCCAAATTACTCAGCCTCCATATTTGCAATTTCTTCGTAGATTAACGCTTGTTCCTCAAATGTAAGTTCATTCCAGCTATCAGCAAAATCTTCCACTTGTGAAAATATTGAAAAATTATCCATTATAATTCCTCTCTTTCATTTTTTCTATAATAATTATATCATAAATTTTTATAAAAGTCAAATAATTAATACCATTGATTAGAATCATAGCCGCCATAATCAAAAATCATACAAGAACCGTCTTTTTTAAAACCATAATTCTGATTATGAAGGTCAGTATAATAACAATCAATTTCTGTAATTAGATTATAAGCTTTTTTAATTCCAAAAGAAGAAATAAGTTTAGAAACAAAATCTATATTTAAATCTGTATTAGTTTTAGTTATTACTGCCTTAACTATATTTTGCTTTGTTTCTGAAATTGGAAGTGAAGAAAAATTACAGTAACTGGTTAAATTTTTAGCTTTTTCTTGAATATAAATTGGCAATATATCATCAAGCATACAGATAAAAATATTTTCAGCAGTAATAGAACGCAATGCTTCAGAAATAGTAAAATCATAAAGGTCAATTTCTTCTTCAATTACGTTCTCACTACAATAGTTTTTAAAAACAGGATTTTCATAATCATCATATTTATAAACTCCAGTAAAAGGAATTTTAATTACATAATCTGTTTCTTCCGGTATAATAACAAGCTTTGTTATACCAGCTTCGATAGTAAGCATTTTAGTATCGACTAAGTAGGGATATGTTATATTAGAATAAATATTTTCATCTATTGGCTCAATGTCTCCAGTAACAACTTCTTCATTAACGAATAAGCCTTCTACATTATTTCCTAAAATTGAGCGAACATAATTTATAATTTCATCTTTTGAATATTTCTTCATTTTAAGATTTTCTCCTTTTTTTATTTTCTATAATTATTATATCATAATTTTTAAAAATTTTCAAATAATTTATAGAATATGTTGTGCCGCCCTACTAAAGATTTGTAGAAATCTTTGCTAAGGCGGCACAATATTAATTTACCATGAGGCACAAAATTCTATTATAGCTGTGTCCCAGTCATAATCTTCCATTTCAATATAAGTTGAATCAAAAAAATCCATATCTCTTTTTCCCATATTCATCATACATTGCCATATAAAGAAATCAGTTAAGTTATCTACTTCTCTTGAAATAATTCTAATATAAACGTCTATAGTCCAAAAAGCTTCAAAAGTAAAGAAATTATCGTCTTTGTTAGTATAAAGGTCTATGCAGTGCCGCCGAACGGTATCTTCCTCTTCGGTAAGACACTTTAACAATTCTTCGGTTATGCTATTTTCTGAAAGAGGATACTCGTAATAATCTTCATTTATCATTTTAATATTTTTAGTGTTATATAATATATCCCTCATTTTATCTGTTATAGAATGACACTTTCTAAAATAGATAATAGCAAACTCAGAAAATTTTCCTGTTTCCTTATTCTTAACTTTTAAATTCAAGTAAGTATCTAATCCCATAATATAATTCTCCTTTTTAATTTTAGTCTTTTCTTTTTTACTATAATTATTATACCATAATTTTTAAAGTTTTTCAAATATTAAATAAAATTGTGCCGCCTTAGCAATCTTTCCTTTAAATCACTACTAAGGCGGCACATTGTAATTAAGTAATATGAAACCAGTCAATTATTTTATCTATTGTCATTTGATTAAAACGTTCTTTAATCTGACCCTCATAAGCCCAATAAAATAATGTTTTAGAAATATCTAATTTTTTAGATTGCTCCTCAACATACTTAGCAAAGTCCTTACGAGTTTTATTAGGATTGTTTTCTTTCCATTCTATAACCATATTATCAATTCTATTAACAAATTCTATAGCATTGTTATATTGTTTTTCCTTATCCTCAAACCATTCTGTATATTCTGGAAAATAAGCTAAGAATTCTGCTTGTTCTTTTTCTTTAATTAAATTAAGAGTTACTTTAGTAGTAATCTTATGGTTATTAACTAAATGATGAAGTTCAAAGTATAATTCCGTTTTAATTTTAAGTCTGTTATTGAACTTATCTTTAACAACAATACCTTCGTGAGTACCATCAAAAGAATCAACCAAATTTAAATATTCCTTTTCTGAATCAAGCCGATAAGACTTAGGCTTAGGAATTCCAATATCTTCATCTAATTCTTCTAAAGTAATATTATCTCTTGTTAATATATGATAAAGCCGTGGTTCTTCATAAGTTATAACTGCTTTATTGCAACGAGAACACATTTCCAATAAATAAGTTCTATTTTTATTAAGCTTATCAAAAGAAAAATTGGAATAATTCTTTATAATATAATCAAAAAGATTTTTAAAAGTTTTAAATTGAGCATAATCTAAGTTAGCGTCTTCTGCATAAAAATTAGAACGAGTTCCTACTTTCCAACCGTTATAGTAGTATAAGAAAATTAAGCTTCCATCTTCTTTAGAAGTAGCGGTTGCAGATTCCCAGTCTATTTGTGCCGCGGCAGACTCTCCGATGTTATAAAAACGATAGAAGCCATAACGTACTATTTTCCAAGTTCCTTTTTCAAGAACCAAGCCGCGAGACTCTTTTACTATTTCATTAAAAATATCAGAAACACCTTGGGTATAATTAAATAAAACAAGATTATCTTTTTCTTTAATTATTAGAGAATAAGGTTCTTTTGTAAGAACTTCTTTCCAATTAGGATTTTTAAGTATAAACTCTTGTATTTTAAGCATTTTATACACCCCTTTTATTTTCTATAATTATATCATAAATTTTAAAGTTTTATTTAAGATTCCCAGCTTACTTGAATTATAGTCTTAGTTGCGTTTGAATATTTTTCAAGTATTTCTACTTTATATCCTTTATTTATTAATTCTGTTATTAGTAATTTTAAATAAGTTCTAACTGAAATTCCCTCGTAATTAAGATTAAAAACAATTAAAGTATGATATTTTCCGCTTTTTATAGCTTTATTAATCGCTTCTTCACAATATTTTCTTATTTCATATTCTGCCATTTTATTAATTTCTTTTATTTTTTCTGAGGTTGTTATTTTAGCTTCTTTTGCAGTCAGTATCATTTTAATTCCTCTCTTTCTTACTTTCTATAATAATTATATCATAAATTTTAAAAAATTTCAATTATTTTATTATCTACTATTGTGCCGCCCTACCATAATTTTTAATAACTGAGTTCTATAATTCTTTGCTAAGGCGGCACAACATAATAAAAAAGACCCAGCAAATACGTCGCTAGGTCACAAGACTTATATATAATTTTCTAAAGCATAAAATTAAATAATAATAAAGTTGCCGTATAAGTCTTAAAACTAGATATGACCTTTCTCGGATTTCGGAGATTATTCTAATCTCTACTATTGTTAGAAATTCAAGCTAACACTCTATTAGATATTTCTATATAACGTTAAAAATATCAAAACACGAGTCCCAATCAGAACTATTGGTAAGTCTTTTCTTACAGTCATTTACATATAGTAAAAAATTCATTAAAAATTTTCTTTTAAATTTGTTTCTGTAAAATTTTGCTGAACATATCTAAATATATTAATACTTTTCCTTTAGAGACAAGGGAGGTGATAACAATTTAATGAAAACTAAAAAATTAATACTAATTCTCTAAAGGATAAAGTTTAATACTAAATTACTTCCAACTAAAAGCTTCTTTAGAAAGAATTTCTCTCATTGCTTCTTCTGCCGTTTTATCAATAAGTTCGGTTAAAAACTTAAAACTTCCAACGCCATAACCACTAATAAATGAAACTTCATCTTCTGGTCTACCAAGAAAAGTAGAATGAGGATTACCAATATTCCAATAAATTAATTTTGGAGCAGTTAGTCCAAATTCTTTAAACTTCTTCTGCCATTTAGCTGTAATTGTGTCTGTTGCTTTTTTTGAACTCCAATCATCAATTTGCATATCGCTTGCTATAACAATTGCTTTAGGAACATCGTTTGTTTCCTGTGCAATATTATAAACAAGTTCAAAAGCCTTATCCAAATCTGTATTAAATCCCCATTTTGTATTAAGGACATAATTAACGCACTGTTCCAATGACCAATCGTCTCTAATCTTATAAAGACTAGGATATTCTGAAAAACTCATATACATATTATGAAACGCACCTTTATTTCTCTGAGCAAAGTAAATACCAAGACCAATTGCTGTAGAAATAGGTTTGTAATCATCACAAGTCATTGAACCGCTAGTATCAACGATAAAAAGAACTTCATCGTCATTATTCTCTAAATAATTGGGCAAAGCTTTCCATTGAGCTTCCAAAACTTCGTCAAAAGTTATAGAATTATTATGATAATAATAGCTATCTATTTGGTCAAAAGCCTTCTTAACAATATCATAAGGATATAACACTGCCGCATTAACCTTAGCTTCACCCTTAACTAAAGATTCCTTATAAGCACCAAATTCTTCTGGAACATGAGCATTAAATGCCTTAAAGTAACGGTTCATAGCAACTGAAGGAACTCCTTCAAAATTAATTTCGTTCCACTTGCCGCCGCTCATCTTTCTCTCAACTACATCAATATACTTACGAAGAGCAGATAAAGTTTTACGATAAGTTCTTGGTGTTAAACCAAAAATAACGCAAATCTTCTTTGCTAGGCGGCGAGTCTCGTTTGAGGAAGTATTAATGCTAGGTAGCCACTTTCCGAGCAAGCTTATGGGCTTATTAAGCTTCATATCAGTTACGTCAGAAGTAAGCTGTTCTTTAACAAACTGCCACATTTCAGATTCAACTTCAGTGCCCTCAAAAACGAACAAATCGTCCCAACGTCCTGTATCAACAATAGTTTGAAAATTACGAAAAACTTTAGAAGGGTCTACCTTTGCAAGCTCCTTAAGTAGAATTCTTCCAACTCGTCTTTCTCCTAACGTAGTCTTCTATTAAAAAGACCGCTGACTATCTCTTCACCCACCTAAATGGGGCTGGGCACTTCGAATGGTATCAATCTCCACTCTACAATTAGTCGATACACTTTTCTATGAATTTCCAGTATGAATTATATGCACTTTTCTATTTTCCACGAGCCACTTTTGAACAAGCATTACCATCAGCTTTTGGATATCCATTATTACGCAACCAACGTTCTGCATCCTATATACAATTAAAAATTTGTATAATTTCTCCAGTTTGCTTGTTAATTTGAGCTATAGGTTTTTTAATTTTTTCTTGAGCTTTGGATAACTTTTCTTTTGTTTCTTCTGTATGATGTTTACCATAAAATGGATTTTCTTCTTTATATTTTTTAACTCCATACATTGGATTCTTTTTACCTTTCATTCTTTCAGACATTTTCCATCTTTCTTCGTTTGTATAATATTTTCCATACATTGGATTCTTTTCACCTTTTCTTAATTCAGAATAAAATTTCTTAACTTCAGGCTATGAACGCCATTGTTTTAATTTTTTAGAAACTTCTGGTCGTTTTTGTCCTCTATGTGGAGACGGTTTTCCATACATTGGATTTTCTGCTCCTCGTAGTACTCCTCCTCCTGGTGAAATATTATATCCATTTGGTATTTGTGTATTTAATTTTGAAATCCAAAGCCTTTCATAATAATCCAACTAATTATCAGGAATATTTTTAAGTAAAATTATAAATTTAAAATTCTCAATATTATACTTTCTCATAGCGGCATACAACGGATTAGGATTACCTATTCTGGCTTCTCTTTTATGTGCACACCATCTAGAATTAGGATATTTCTAACAAGTCTATCCAATATATATTTTATGATTTATTAAATTTTCAATTTTATAAATATATCCCATAATTCCTCCATAGACTTAGCACGGTATTATCCTATCCTTTTTAGGATTCGGCTTCCCTTACTCATAATAGAATTACTCCTTTCTGAACCGTTAGCCATTTTTAAATGACACCTCGCTGATAAACGAGTTCACCCAGTTTTTTACTATATATTACTATATAGGGTGGCTTAGACAAAGAGTTTACCACCATTACGGATATTTCTTGCATAAAGTATAAGATTATCCGCAAGTTCTTTATCATAATTTCGTGCCGCCTTCCAACGAGAAATAATATCTCTTTCTGAAGCCTGGCGAAGTCCGCCAAGATTAGCGAAAAGTTCCAAAAGAGGATTGTTTAAATTATTTACTGCCGCGCCACCATTCTCAGTCATGGTCATATCTGCATATTTTCCAAACATTTCTACAAAATTACTCATTATAATCTACTCCTTTTCAAGATAAATTTTTAAAATTGGTTGATGTTTTATCTTAGTTAAAACCTTATATCAAGACACATTTTATAACGCGTTTTATCCAGTTAAACTAGTATCTCATATGATGAGATACCTCAGATTTGAACTGAGAACTCGTGCTCCTAAAGCAAAATAAAAGTTGCTGATGTGTCTTAATATAAAGTTTTAATTAACAAGATACTTTTTATTTTAACTAATGCCTTACCTCTTGGCTACCAGACCTTTCGACCTAGATAGGAATTGAACCTATGCTTATTAGTGCTTTTTGAAAAATAATTGCTGAAAGTATCTTTAAAATATAATGATCGAAAATGTCCGATTCGAACGGCTCCTCATCGTCCCAAGCGACGTATGCTACCTTTACACCACATTCTCGTTTTACAAGACAAGTTAGTATTTCTTATTTAACAGATAAGTTACTTTTTAAAATTGCTGGACTTGTCTTTAATTTTTAATTATTAAATTTTTTTCCATTCTTCATCGGATATTTGTTTTATCTCCAAAACTCTTCTAGGCAATGAATAACTATCACACCATTTTCTTATAGCATTATCTGTTACGCCGAATATTCTACCTATTTCACAAAAAGATTTTGTTCTAATTAAATTTTTTAACTCTTCTCTTGAAGGTCTTTCACATCTTTGTAATTTCTTATGACCGCATTTAACACAATACGTAGAGTTGTCATTGATTAATTCTCCACATAATACACATTTATTTGTTTTTTCTGATTGTTTCTTTGTGCGTTCTCTAATAGGATAAGAAATAGTTTTGTCTGTCCAAGTCCTTCCTAAATTTATATCAGAAATTGCTGCAGAAGAAACATTATAAAGTTTAGCTATTTCATATATTTTTAATTTAGTATTTTTTAAGTGATTAATTATTTCGATGGCTTGTTCTTGATTTAATTTAGAATAACAATTACTATAATCACTATCATTATATCCAGATTCAAAAGAATTATAAAAATTTATCCAATATTTTTCTTTATTAGATAATTCTTCTTTGGTACATAATTCAACAATAGAAAACTAAAAATTTTCTATTCCATATTTTCGCATATCTTTATATAAAGAACGATTATATAAAGCATAATTTTCATTATTGTAAATTTTCAGATGATTTTTCCAACGAGATAATATTTCTAAAGATTGACCAATATAAACTTTGTTGTTTTTGGTGTTTGTAATTTTATAAATTCCTGTCATTTTAATACTCCTATATAACTATTTTTAAATAAAATAGAGGAAAGTGTTTAGGAATACACCTTTCAATAAGTTAATTACTCTTATCTATCCTCTATTTTCTTAGAATACCGCCAACCGGACTTGAACCGGTACAGAGCTTTCGCTCCCACAGATTTTGGTCTTGGTAGCTGGTGCTGCCCCAACTCTTGTCTCTGGACTGCCAAGTAAGTCTGTTGTGTCTGCCATTCCACCATGGCGGTCTATATAAGCTAGCTTAATTAAAAACTAGCTCTATTAAAAGACTTATAGTAGAGAACCTTCAGCATAGAGAGCAGTTCTCGCGTACTGTTGTTTTAACAACGCTCTATAATCGCCGCCTATTTCGCATTTACTATAAGTTTATTGGTTGCGGAGGATGGATTTGGACCACCGACCTTCGGGCAATGAACCCGACGAGCTACCTGACTGCTCCACTCCGCTATTTAAAATAAATTTTAGCCATTAATCAACTTTAATGTTGCCCGACGCAAACCTCGTGGCGGTATTTATTACTTGCGTCCTCCCCGTTAAACTAACGAGGAATATAAACAAGACAGTTTTAATTTTCTTTAAAGTTTATAATTATAAAGATTTTCTATTACAATTTTGCTGAAACTGTCTTTAATTTAAATGCCTAGTTTCTTTTATGGTGGAAGAAAAGGCTTAAGCCACTCTATTTTCTTATTGAAAAATTAAAAAGTCACATAGCATCGTTGCTAAGGT